GTGAATGGAAGAACAAGAAGCAATTGTTGAATTATTGGAGGAATTTTTAGGTGATCACGGATTACATTATCCAAATCGCGGTCAAATCCAATTTAATTGCCCGGTGTGCGATGATGATAGAAATAAACATAATTTGGAAGTAAATTATTTTGAGGGTGTTTTCAAATGCTGGGCGTGCGGCGATAGTGAGGGAACCCACGGAAAATTGGGAAAATTATTTGATAAATTTGGCAATAAAAAGTTAAAAAAACTTTATCTAATTTTAAGACCAGAAGAAAATGAAAAAGTCGTTAGAGTTAAAAAACCAAAAGTAGTTCTTCCAGAAAATTTCACATTATTCAAAGATTCACACCCAATATATCCGGTCAGAAAACAAGCATATAATTATCTTAAAAGTAGAGGAATAACCGATGAGATAATTGAAAGATTTGGCATTGGTTTTTGTGACAAAGGAAGTCATATGGGTAGAATTATAATACCTTCATACAATCTCAAAGGTGATCTTAATTATTATGTCGGAAGAAGTTGGGATCCACATAGCAGGGCAAAATATAGAAATCCGGAAGCCGAAAAAGACCAAATAATATTTTGGGAAAATTTGATTGATTGGAATAAAGACATATATTTGGTTGAGGGAGCCTTTGACGGAATGTTTTTAGACAACCCAGTTGTGATGCTTGGAAAACATATGTCAGAACTTCTTTTTGAGACAATATACAATAAAGCAAAAGGAAATGTTATAATTTGTTTAGACGGTGATGCCTGGGAAAATGCCGTAAGATTATATCACGAACTTAATGGTGGTGAATTGTGGGGTAAGGTAAAAATTGTAAAACTTCCAAATGATAGGGATGTCTGTGATTTGAAGGGACAAATAGATGATTATTATTTTGAAATAAGAGATTAAAATGGATTTAAATAAACAAGCAAACTTGTTTTTATATAACGCCAATGTTGGTGATTACTATATGGTAGGTGATTCCAAAATATCAGTTATAAAAAGAACACCAAAACAAATACATTTATCAAATGGTGTTATAGTATATATTAAAAAAACAAACCACGATATATTATATCTACATTCTAAAGGTGTAAAACGAAATAACAGAATATACCCAATTGTCAATCAAATAATTAGAGATATTGAAGGATACTTGATTTATAAAAAACTTACACAAAATTATGGATTTAATTAAAACAGTAGAAGAAATAAGATATATCTTATCAGAAAGACGAAAAGAATTTAAATTATCTTTTGAGGAAGATACACATAAATATACAATGTTAAATCTCAATGGAGAATTAACAGATAAATGGCCATCAGTTTCAAAGGTAATGAAATTGTTTTATGATGAATTTCCATCAGAAAAAAAAGCATTTGAGATGTCTGGTGGTGATCCAGATGAAACAGAAAGGTTATTAAATGAATGGAAAATGTCCGGTGAATACGCAACAAATATGGGTAGTAGGGTCCATTTTTTATTGGAAAAACATTCGTTGGATATGTTTAATTATGAGAAAACAATTAGAGAACCAATCTATGAGTGTGATGCAACACAAATAACAAAAGGTGATGCAATGATTACCGCCGGAAAACTTTTTTTAGAGAAAATGAAAGAACGAGGAGCTCATTTACTTGACACCGAAATTGTTTTAGGACATCCGGAATTAGAATATACAGGACAAGGAGATACGAGCTGGTTAATTGAAAATAAGAATAAAGATGGTTTTGGTTTTATAATAACAGATTACAAGACGAATAAAGAAAAAAATTTCATAAAACAATGGTATACAAAACCAATGCGACCACCATTTGAATATCTACCAAATAATGCTCTTGGGCACTATAACACACAACTTCCGTTATATGGTAAATTACTTCTTAAAATGCTTGAGGGGACAAAATATGAAAATATAAAATTGTTGGGTTGTATTATTGTGAGATTAACAGAAGATAGAGAATATGTTGAATACAGAGTTGATAAATCCACAATAAATACTATACTTAATATGGATATAAAACCAATGTTAAATAAATTAAAAAAATAAAAATTATGAAGTTGTATATGACAAAAACTTATTCGGTTTATGAGTCTTACGGGCCGATTGAAGTAAATTTGGAAGATTACCCAGAGTTGGAAGGTAAAACAGATAAAGAAATTCTTGAATACTTTAATGAAATTATGTATGAAGAAAACATTAAAGATGGTAGTGAAGAAACATTAGTCGACGAGTTTCAATTTAACACTGAAATGATAAATCAAAAATACTCTAACGAGGAAGAAGAAATTGTAAATTATTAAATTATGGAAGATATTATTAAACCAAGAATTGATCTAAAACAACAGGAAACTGTAAAATGTACGGAATGCGGATCAAAATGCTTCAAAGAAGTTGTGATGATTAAAAAAGTCCCAAAATTATTAACCGGAAGCCACGAAGACACGATTGTTCCGTTTCCGACCTATATGTGTAATAGTTGTGGGTTTGTAAATGAAGAATTTGAACTTTTTATAGATTAAAATGGAAATAGGTAGAATGACAATAAGTGAGATATATCCTCATTTGGCGATTATATCACACACTTATGGATTAAAATTACACAGAGTTAGAGATTTTAGATTTGCAAGAATTATTTTAGCAAACCTTTATAATAGAGAATTAGTATGATAAAAACTTTAGTTCATTTTTCTGATCTTCATCTAAGATTATTTAAAGATCATGACCTTTATAGGTCAATATTAACTGATATGTTAAATCAATGGAAAGAATTAAAACCTTGTCGAATTATCTTCACAGGTGACCTGGTTCATAGCAAAAACCAATTAACACCAGAATTGATAGAAATGGTGAGTTGGTTATTAACAGAATGTTCTAAAATTACAAAAACAATTATTATACCTGGCAATCACGATGCCTTAATCAATAATTCAGATAGGTTAGACGCTTTATCTCCGATTATCGATTCACTAAATAACAATAATATTGTTTATTACAAGGATAGAGGTGTTTACGAAGATGAAAATGTCAGTTGGTGTGTATATTCTCAGTTTCAAGGGAATATTCCACCAGATTTGAATGTAGCGACTGGAATTAAAATTGGTTTATTCCACGGACCCATTTCCGGTTTAAAAACAGATCTTGGTTTTGAATTTGGGGATGAGGCCTATGATGTTGAAAAATTTAATGGACTTGAAATTGTTTTATGTGGTGATATTCATAAAAGAGCCGAATTTAAATTTAAAACTGGCAAGGGATTTATGATTGGGTCAACGATACAAAATAATATAGGTGAAAGTATAACTAAGCATGGGTATGGTATTTATAACATTGAAACTAAAGAGTATAGATATGTTGATTTATTTAATCCTAAACCTTTTTTAAAATTTTCAATAAAATCATTTGAAGATATTGAGAATGGAACTGAATTACTCACAAATTTTTAATGAAAAATTAATTAAATCCATTAAAGAATATTGTCAATTAAATAATATTGAAGATATTGATGGATTTATTAAAAAATGTTTTGAATCGGGGTTCAATATAGAAAAGTATGGATTATTGGGAAAAACACTTAATGAAGGTGAAAAAGACTTAAAAACGGGTGTTGTTGAAGAAAAACAGTTAATAAAGGAAGTTATTGTTGAAAAACGAGTGGAAATACCAGTTGAAGTGATTAAAGAAGTTGTTGTTGAAAAAGAAATAATAAAAGAAGTTCCAGTTGAAACAATCAAAGAAATAGAAAAAGTGATTGAAGTGATTAAGGAAGTTCCGGTTGATAGAGTTATAGAAAAAGAAATTTACATAACAGACAATCAACAAATAAATGAACTTGGCGAAAAAATCACCAAATTGGAAGAAAATATTTTCCATTTAGAAAAACAATTAGAAGAAGAAAGGAAAATTTTTTCCATTAAAACCCAAGAACTGGAAAATAATTTCCAAAAAGAAATGTCTAAAAAGGATAATGAATTAGACGAAGTTAGACGAAGTTTAGACATTAAGTTAGACAACACAAATGAAAAAATGCTTCAAGAAACACTCCAGAAGTTAAGAAAAGAGTTGCTTGAAAAAAACGAAAAAATAAAAGAATTAACAAAAATAAACCAGGACCTACAAAATACAAAAGAAAATAGATTAAGCGCCGTATTCTTGAGAGGTTCAAATTTAAAATAAAATAGTATGATACAATTAGTAATTTTTATGTTGGTTGCCTACGGAATGACAAACATTTTGGTCTACGGATCAATTTTTAACGGATTAAGACAATCCATACACAATTGGGGTAATAGTGACTATATGGCCTTTAATGGTCTCGGTAAATTCCTATCGGGGCTCATTTCTTGTGTGTTATGTACTTCAACATGGGTTGGATTTTTCCTATCATTAACTTTCTTCTCACCAATTCATAATTTTATTGGACTTAATGAATATGTTTCCGTATTCTTTGATGGAATGTTTTCGGCGGGTTCTGTATGGGCAATCAATGCGATAATTGAATGGTTTGAAGAAAATAGACCACAAAAGATTGAATATCATCAAGAATCGGAAATTGAGGAAGAACAAATATTAAACGATTAAAAATAAATAAAAATGGGTAAGAAAGAAAAAGAACGCAGGGCAAAGGTTGCAAAAAGAAACAGAAGAATTGCACAAGAGAAATATTCGATGCAAAACGCATTGAATAAAATGATGAAACAAATGGCGGAACAAAAAGAAGCCGATAATTTAGCAGTAAAAGTTGGTAATGAAAATATTCCATTTGAAGTTGTGGGTCAACCAACTAACACCGGCATTAAAGGTTTTGAATTTGAAGGTAATGTCTCGTTCAAAGAGGAAAATCCTGAAATTTTACAAACAACAGAATTTAAACCAGAAGAAACAGTTGTTGATGTTGTAGAAACAACTGAAAACAACGAGCAGTAATAAAATATGGATTTATTTAATCCACCAAAATTATTCAATTACAATATTATGATAAAAGATTTGGATTTTTCAAAGCTTGAAAACCCATCTATTCAAGTGGTGTGGGAAGACCTACAAGAAAATTTCACACAAGACAAAATGAAAAGTGTTAAACATTACTTCCAAAAGAAGTATAACACCACAAATGTTAATGTTGTTACAAAAGTAAAAAATGTTGATACTGAAACTATGCAAACGGTTGATGTGTCAATGAATATTACAGATACAAATTACCAACTTGATTTGTTAAAAAAATTCTTGGAATCCAAGGGATATGGAGAACACCTTAAAGAAGTTTTGGATTTAAACCAAACGGTTGAAAACAAAATGAAAGAAGATGATGTTGATACAACACAATTTAAAAAGTGGTATATTAGAAACATTGAGTTCTCCAACTTTTTATCATATGGTGAAAACCAACGACTTGATTTTGATAAGTTAAATGGAATAGTTGTTGTTGAATCAGATCCTCCAAATTTTGGAGGTAAAACCGTATTATCGGTGGATTTATTAATGTTCCTATTCTTTAACGAAACAACAAAAACATCAAAGGCTGAAGAAGTATTTAATCGATTTACCGATAAAAACTCGGTAGTTGTAAAAGGTGAGATTACAATTGATGGGGAAGATTATATTATTGTAAGAACCATTGAAAGAAAAAAATCAAAGAAAGGTGAATGGAATGTTAAGACCGAGCTTGATTTCTTTAAAAAACTACACGATGGATCATTACAGAATTTCACCGGTGAGCAAAGACGAGAAACTGAAGCTTTCATTAAAAACTCAATCGGAACCAAGGAAGATTTCTTAATGACAATTCTTACAACAGCAACAAACCTGGAAGAACTATTGGAATCAAAACCAACCGCCAGAGGGCAAGTCCTATCAAGGTTTATGGGTCTTGAATTTTTAAAGAGAAAAGAAGAAGCGGCAAAAGAAATTTATTCTTCATTTAGTAAATCAAAAATATCAAACCTTTATAGTTCAGAACAACTAAAACAAGATATTGAAACTTTCGAGGAAAAAATTACTGAACTAAATAGCCAGATTGATGTATTACAAAAAGAAGTAAAAGAAATTGAAGAAGGTATTGCAAAAGGAAAGGATTATAGAGATTCAATGTTAAAAAAGAAACACACAGACATTGATAAAGAAATTGCATTACTTAATCCGGAAACAACAAAATCTCAAATTGAGACTTTAAAGAAAGAAAAAGAAGGATATGTTGAATTATTATCTAATTTAAAAGTTGTTGAACCAGAACAATATTATAAAGAAGATGAACACGATAAAGTAAAAGAGGATTATAAAAATAAATTCCAATCAAAAATTGAACTTGAAACCAAAATTTCTGAAATCGAAAAATTACAATCATCAGTGAAGGGTGGCATTAAGTGCGAACATTGTGGTATTGAGTTAATGAACGCGGCAATAACACAACAAAAAATTTCGGAACTTGATGGATTTACACAACAAAAAAAGGTTATTGAGAAGTTAATGACGGAATTATCCAACAAAGAAAAAGAATTTGTTGAGACAAAAAGACAGTTTGATGAATATGAAAAAAACAAACTTATCAAAGAAAAATATGATTTGAGTGTTGAAAGCTGTGATCTTAAAATATCTGGTTTGGAAGATAAATTAAAAAGGTGGGATGAAGTCCAGGATAAAATTAAAACAAACGATCAGATTGATGCAATGTTAATCAAAGCTGATTTGAAATTGGATAGTTATGATAAACTATTAAGAGAAAAGAACAATACAATCAACTCAAATGAGTATAGTATCAAATCTAACCAGGAAAAGATTACAAACAACAAAAATTTAATTGTAAAAATTAAAGAAGAGGAAAGTAAGGATAAGATTTATAAAATGTATCTGGAAAGTTATGGTAAAAATGGTGTTAGTAAAATTATTATGAGAACTATGATGCCACTTATTAACTCTGAATTACAAAGATTGATGGAAGATTCTTCATATTTCAAATTAGAGATTAGAATTAACGATAAGTCAGAGGTTGAGTTCATCCAGGTAGATAATAATACCGGTGTTGAAAAGTTAATGGTTAGTGGTTCTGGTTATGAAAAAACAATTGCTTCACTTGCTTTAAGATCTGTCTTGAGTAAGGTATGTTCTCTACCAAAACCCAACCTTGTAGTATTCGACGAGGTATTTGGTAAAATAAGTAATGACAACTTAGAAATGGTTTCTGAATTTTTTGTTAAGATTAAGGATTATTTTGATAAAGTGTTTGTAATTACACACAATCCAATGGTAAGTCAGTGGGCAGATAGTGTAGTTAAAATTACAAAACAAAATAATATTTCAAAACTCTTGGTGGACTAGAAAATTGTTTGTAAGTTTAGTAAAAAAATATTATGGGGATAAACTCTGAAAAAGGTAGGGAAGTTCAAAAAGAATACTCAACCAAAAAAGAAAAAGAAATTTGTGAAGTTAGAAATTTAATACAAGTTGGTGGTAGTAAAACTAAAATTGATGGGACTAATGGTAATCAGAATGAAAGTATTAAAAATTTTTCTGGTAAAAGCACACAAGTTCATTTAACAACTCAAAAAAAATTTATAAAAAAATTTAATTTAAACGGATTAAGTAAAAAATTTATTGAACTTTTTTGTGGCGATACGACTATTAACAATAATGGTAAAGATCGTTTCCATACAAATGAAATCGATGATGAAATAAAAAATGAATTTTTATCATTTTTAGAACAAAATAAAGAAAAAATTATTGAATTGATAATTTGTAATGGTGAAAATATAACTAATGTAACAATAAGAGATTTACAAAATGGTAAAATATATACTAAGAGTTACCAAGAGATACAAAAAATTTGTGAAAATACAACTTGGGTAATGTTAAAAGGTGGTGTCCATTTAAAAAATGAAAAAAATAAAACAATTTTTCATTTACAAAGAGAAGGTAAAAAAAATAAAAATAATAGATTTAATGTTTTGTTCCATATTCATAAAAATTTATTTTTAAATTAAAATATTTATAATTACATTATGTTAAAACTTATTTTAGGTGACTCCTTGGATGAATTAAAAAAAATTGATGATGAGTCAATTTCTTGTATTGTCACATCACCACCTTATAATAAAAAAGGATTGATTGGTAAAGTAAAACCAGGTAATCAAGTTTGGAAAAAATTTAATATAGATTATAATTCGTATGGTGACGACTTGAAAGAAGATGATTATAAAAATTGGATGGTTCAGATCCTTGACGAAATGTATAGAGTTTTAAAAAAAGATGGATCCATATTCTTTAATCATAAACCAAGAAGACACAATAACAAGGTTTATTTACCAACCGATTTTATCTCTAAATCAAAATTAGATTTATACCAATTAATAATTTGGAATAGATTGTCTAGTCCAAACATAAGAAAAGATGTTTTATTACCATGTACTGAACACATTTACTGGTTGACAAAATCAAAACCAAAAGTTTTTAAAAATAATGTGGATAAACAATTTCATTCTGAAGTTTGGATTATAAATCCAGATAAAAACACACAACATCCAGCACCTTTTCCACAAAAATTAGTTGAAAATTGTATCTTATTATCAACAGATGAAAACGATGTTGTTTTAGACCCTTTTTTAGGTTCTGGCACATCAGGAATTGTTGCTAGTAGATTAAATAGAAATTTTATTGGTATTGAAATTGACGAAAAGTATATGGGTTTATCAAAAAGTCTTTTAGAAGAAAAAATTTAAGGGTTTATAACCAACCAATTCAGAATTTTTACTATCTTTGTTGAACCAAAATAAAAAACTATGAAATATTTATTGTTTGTTTATCCCTGTGATGATAGCTGGGACCCAACAGAGTCAAATGAAAAAATAGCAAGTGAATTAGCTACAGTTTCAAAATCAGACGATATAAAATATGTTTATGGTGAAAACCATAGTATTTTTCACTTTGATTCGATACTATCACCTTCAGAAATGAGCGACTATGTTGAACTTATTAAGGATGAATCACCAGAGTTTATGTTCGTATTAGCCCAAGGTGTTAAAAGTGTAAATTCAAATATGGATAGCAATCATTTGGAACACTTATTGAAGGTCAATAAAAGAGGTAGAAAACCAAAGTCAAATCCAATCAAAGAAGTATTGTCAAACGATCATCTAGGTTTCGATATTTCGAAATTTATGGAAGAGAATAGAATCCGTGTTGAAGAATTTTTAAAAAATCAAGTATGCGACTTGACTCTTGACGAAATTTTGGATAAAATTACAGAACAAGGAATTGACTCATTAACAAGAGCTGAGAAAGATAAATTAGACGAATATTCAAAACAAATATAATTATAATATGAAGGAAAAAAACACCGGAGTTCCAATTAACCAGGAAGAGATTTATCACTACCTAAAAGACATTAGAAAGATTAAGGTTATGACACCTGATCGTGAAAAAGAACTGGCCATAAAAATGAAGTCAGATGAAATCTCTGATCGTGAAAAAAGAAAAATTGAAGAAGAACTATTACGAGGAAATCTTCGTTTTGTAATTACGGTTGCAAAACAATACCAAAATCAAGGTCTTGATTTATCGGACCTTATTGCTGAAGGAAATCTTGGATTAATGAAAGCAATTAAAAACTTTGATTGGAGTAAAGATCTACGATTTATATCATATGCTGTATGGTGGGTTAAACAATCTATTATTCAATCTTTAAATGATAACGCAAGAACAATCCGTCTACCGGTTAATGTTGTTCAAGACCTTCAAAAAGCTAAAAAAGAGGTAGATCAATCAGGAAAGAAACTTGATGACAAGTTTGCGGGACTTCCGTCAATTATCAATCTTGATATGAACATCAATGAGGAAGGTGATACACTTATTGATTTAATTGAAAATCACGATGCTTTAGCTCCAGATGCTGGTTTTGACACAAAAGACATTTTAAAAGATAAATTACTTTCATTACTCAACATCTTGGATGAACGCGAAAAAACAATCGTTGGTGATTACTTTGGTCTAACTGGAACACCAAGAACCTTGGAAGATATTGGTTCTGATTTTGGTTTGACAAAAGAGCGCGTTCGTCAGATCAAGGAAAAATCGCTTAGGAAGTTGAGAAATAGTTGTTCTGAATTATTTGATTATATATAAAAATTTAATTTGTCTTTTTTGTTCTTTACTCATATTTATCAGTATGAGTAAAAGAAAAACAAATGAAGAATTTATTTCGGAATCAATTGAAATTCACGGTGATAAATATGAATATTCACAAGTAAATTATATTAGTAATGGTGTTAAAGTTAATTTAATTTGTCCAATACACGGTTTATTTAGTATAAGACCAAACGACCATTTAAGTAAAAAAGTTGGTTGTAATAAATGTAATAACGCTAGTATATCAAAATCTAAAAATATTGGTAAAAATATAATTGATAGATTTAATAAAAAACACAATAATAAATACGACTATTCAAATAGTGTCTATGTTCGAAACGAAATAAAAATTGATATAATTTGCCCAACACACGGCTTATTCAAACAGACACCACATCATCATTTGGCCGGTGCTGGTTGTCAAAAATGTGGTAATGTTTATAAAAAAACAACAAGTGAATTTATTGACGAGGCAAATCAGATACACAATAATAGATATGATTATAGTTTGGTAGAATATAAAAATAATAGAACAAAAGTTAGTATTGTGTGTAAAAATCACGGAATATTTAATGTTTCACCAAATCACCATTTAAGTAAAAAGTCTGGATGTCCAGAGTGTCAAAATTCAAAAGGTGAGGAAAAAATTGTGGAAATATTAGATAAACAAAAAATTAAATATATTAGAGAATGTATTTTTGATGATTGTAAAAACATTAAACCACTCCCTTTTGATTTTTATTTACCAGAACAAAATATATGTGTTGAATTTGATGGTGAACTACATTTTAAAAGTGTTAAAAATTTTGGTGGTGATGAATTATTGGAAAAAACAAAAAAAAGAGATAAAATTAAAACTAAATATTGTATGGATAATAATATAACATTAATTAGAATTCCATATTATAAGTTTGATGATATTGAAAATATCTTATTAAAAAATATTGAATTATGAATATACTGAGTCTTTTCGATGGGATGAGTTGTGGCCAAATTGCTTTGAACCGAGCTGGTATTAAATATGATAAATATTATGCTTCCGAAATTGATGAATATGCGATTAAGGTAACACAACATAATTATCCGGAAACAATCCAGGTTGGAGATGTATTAAATGTAAAAGGATCTGATTTACCAAAAATAGATTTAATGTTTGGTGGATCACCGTGTCGAGGTTTTTCCTTTGCCGGTAAAGGATTGAATTTTGAGGATTCAAGAAGTAAATTATTTTTTGAGTTTGTTCGATTAAGAGATGAATTACAACCAAAATATTTCTTGTTAGAGAATGTTAAGATGAAAAAGGAATCCGAAAATGTAATTACAGAACATATGGGTGTTGAACCGATCAGGATTAATAGTAATTTAGTTTCAGCACAAAATAGAGAACGATTATATTGGACAAATATTCCTAATTTAAAACAACCGGATGATAAAGGAATATTAGTTAAAGATATTTTGGATTATTCAACAAAACATAAAACTTTACCACCAAAAACCATCCAAGCTCAACTAAATTATGCTAAAAACTATAAAGCAACTGGTAAAGCACCAACACTTACTCGTGAGTTAGCACACGGATGGGGTAAAAATATAACACCAAAATGTTATATAGAAATTAAAGCTATAACAGGAGAAGATAGGTTATTTACACCACTTGAATGTGAGAGATTACAAACTGTCCAAGATAATTACACATCCGTTGTTTCAAACACACAAAGATTCAATTTACTCGGTAATGGATGGACCGTAGATGTGATTGCACATATTTTTAAAAATATTTATTAGGAAAGTTTGGTAATTAGAAAAAACTTTTTATCTTTGTATTATTAAATTAATAACAACTTGTTTTTGGGCTCCCAAGTATAGAAAAGGAGTTTATCTCTTAACTTACGGGTTAGGGGGGGTGATTGAAAAAGATGGGAGGTCCCCAAAATACACAGAAATGTGGTAATCATCAGCTATCCCATATACAGCTCGATGGGCGTTAAAATCTTACGAGATAAGATTAAAAAAGGACGGATAAACCGTCCTTTTTTTCTTATAGATATAAACGTATTGTTTTTTTTAGATCTTCCGTATCAAAAAATCTTTCTCCTTTTATTTGTGTTATAAATTCTGCGTAATACTGACCTTTACCTTCTTTTCTTACCGCAACAATTTCTTGATAATTACCTAAAGTAAGTAAAAATCTTTTTGTTTGTGGAGGTGCCCAACTTGTTGCATTTGTAAAATATTCATTAATTGAATCTTTATAATCAAAAAAAAGATTCAACCCTTCGTGTTTTCTAGGGTATAATATATTTAAATGTGATAATCTACCACCAGGTTGATGCTCTGGTTCTTCTGGCCTAAAAAGTCTTTGCGCCCAATGATCAGAAACTTTAATCTCAAATTTTTTAGAACAAGAATATTTTACAATTTTTTCATTTGGTAATTCTTTTTCTTTTATATCGCTACACCATTCATTTTTTATATTTGGTGGCCAGTTGTATCTTTCTTTAACATATTTATTTAATTCTTCAACAAGCTCTTTATCAACAGGCATTGATGACCTTCCTTCAGTTAATAAATTTTCAAAAAGAAAATCTGGTAAATCAATCTCTTTAATACTGAAAGTCTCAACTTCCTCTTTTAAAATTCTCCTAATTAAACTTTTCATATTTATAATAAATACCACAAAAATTATTTGGTAGATTAAAAAAAAGAACATATCTTTGTATTGTTGATGTAGTTCACAAACACAGAAACAAGGAATGTCAGCCCTCCTAGTGTAAAGCTGACCACTGAGAATCAAGTGATAGCAAAGATTCGGGTTGGATAAACCTACCTTAATTGGTTAAATATCCATTGAACCCTCCGTTTTTACGGGGGGTTTTATATTTATAACATATGGAACTATTAAGTGTTTTAAAAAACATAATACTTGAACAAGGAGCAAGAATAAATTTGGGAGATTTCACTGATGAAGATGGTGACACATTTAAGGTTGTGGCAACAATACATTCTCAAGAAACCACAGCACCTAATACAAGATTTGGTAGAGTAGATGTTAATACTATTGGTGATGTTATTTTTGAATTCTCGGATGTTTTTTCTGAGCTTGCTAAAACAATATTAGAAGGTGGTAATAAAACAAGTATATTAGTTAAGGATTATTTAAATCTTTTTGATTTTATTGTTGTACCACATCTAAATAGAAACGGAACATACTCCCTCAATATTGTAACTTCAATAATATACCCAAAAACTTTATCATATAAACCAGAAAATAAATTAATTATCATAAAAAGTGATGGTGATTTAGTTGTTGAGGAATTTGTAAATCTAAAGTCATTTACAAAATTTGTCAAAGGGAATATAATTGTTCATTATGAAAGATAAATTATTACCTTGGTTTTTATTATTTTGTGCGCTAGGTCTTTCCGGAACTGCGGCCTACTATAGTGTTATTGGATTATCTGTGGTTTTTACAGGTGTTGCAATTCCTGTTATTATAATGGGTAGTTTTCTTGAAATCTCAAAACTCGCAATTGCAACTTATCTTCACGATAAGTGGGACGAAGTATATGGTGTTTTAAAAATATATATGACAACAGCCCTCGTAACACTTTCAATCATTACATCACTTGGGATTTATGGTTTATTAAGTACCGGTTTCCAACAGAATATTGCAAAACTTGAAATCAGTGGAAAAAAAGTAAAAAATGTTGAACTTAAAAAAACCAGATTTGAAGAAATTAAAGATGAATTAACCAAGGAAAAAGAAACTTTGGATCGTGATATTACAAAATTAAGAGATGGTTTATCAAATAATACGACCACACAATCAGTTGATAGAAAGACCGGTCAAATCATAACAAAAGCAAATAATGCCAATAGAAAGACATTTGAAAATCAATTAAAAGATGCACAAATAAGAAGAGATACAATTTCAAAAAAGATTGATAATTTAAATGACAGTATAACAAATCTAGATGTTGAGATATTAAATATGGAATCTCAGGAAATTGAAGGAAGTGAATTGGGAACCATAAAGTATTTAAGTGAGGTTTTGAATTGGGACATTAAAAGAACGGCAAATCTTTTTATTTTGATTCTTATTTTTGTTTTTGATCCATTGGCAATAACATTGGTTATTGCAACAAACCAAGCGTTTAAGGGGAATAAAAAGGACGATGATAATATTCAACCAACCCCCAACCACCCCCCAACTACCCCCCAAGTAGATGAGGGTAACCAAGAAAGTGACCAAGAAAGTGACCAAGTACCGACCAAGTACCGACCAAGTACCGACCAAGTAGTTGATATGCCAACAATTGAAATCAAAAGAGAACCATTGAATATAACAGAACAAAAATCCTGGATCCCAACAAACGAAGAAAAGGGTGAAGAAGTTAATCAAAACATAAAAAGATTGGTTTATAAAAAATCTAATGACTAAAATAATAAAATACGGAAATTTTTTAGGTCAAGGTATAAATAAAAATAAAAAACAAATAATACTCCTACATTCTTCTCGTTTGGCCGAAGAATATCTTACAGCCTTAAAATATCGTGGAAATAGAAAATACGATAAAATCCCAAATTTTTTTATAGATAAAGAAGGTAAGATTTTGGAGTTATTGAACCAAGAAGAAACATCTAAAATATTTAATAGTAAGTTAATAGATAAAAACGCAATCACGATTTGTTTAGAAAATTTAGGATGGTTGCAAAAAGAACCATTAAAAAATGGATACATTAACTGGATTGGAAGTATTTATAAAGGTAAGCCATACGAAAAAAAATGGAGAGATTTTATTTTTTGGGATACTTACACAGAAGAACAAATAAATTCTACAATATTTTTATGTAAAAAATTAATTACAGAATTTAATATTGAGAAAAAATTTGTTGGACATAACACCAAAATAAATGGTGCGGAAAAAACAAATGGTATTTTGACTAGAAGTAATTTCTTTTCAGATTCCACAGATTTAAACCCATCATTTAATTTTGAATATTTTTTAAAAAAAATTGAAGATGAGTAGATACGAAGAAATTAAAACATTATTGGAGGCAACAAGAAAAGCTCTTAAAACCCAAATTTCTGAAAGTGAGTCAAAACAAATTATTAACAATTATAAATTACTTACAGAACAAGAAGATGTTGAAAAAGAAATTGAAGGGGTAACAAAAGAGTATGAGACAGCCGAAACTGATAATGAGGAAGATGAAGAAAAATCAAATAAGTCAGAAAAAAAGAAAGCTTATAGAATTTCTGGAGGTATTATGGTAATACATAGCAAGGAAAGTAAAGATTTACAATTAACAACTGAAGATAAAAGAGCTTTCCAAGAAACTATGGATGAATTTGTTGTTGAAGTTTCTGAACTTGTTGATTTTAATAAACTTAATTTATATGAAAACAATGTTGAATGGTCTGGAAAAATAACCGAACTTGATGTTGAATTTTTCTATACTATTGGTGAAAAAAATGGTGTCTATATAAATGGAACAATGACAAAAATTGATGAGGAATACCTTGCTTTTCTTGTTGATTTGAAAAAATATTATGAGAAATTTAAAACAAAATGGTCCAAAATAATCGCAAGCCGAAAGAAAACCCCAACCGAATGAAAGATTTTTTTAAACATAATTTCAAATTTATTATTCAGTCAATTGGAATTATCCTATTGATTGTTCTTGTAATTAGAGCTTTTACACCAGTGGAAGATAGATCTGAATTGTTAAAATATAAATTAGAACAACTGGATTTAAAAATTAACGATTTAAAAAGCCAACAAAAAAAATTGGATAGTTCAATCTTAAACTACAAGAAAGATATTTTAAAAATTGATTCTGCTATTTTCAAAATTAAAAATGAAAGAAAAACAATAAACAATTATTTCCAGGTTGAAAAAGAATTGATTTTGACCTATGATGCCAGACAAATTGATTCGGCACTTAAAAAAAGATATAACTATTAATATGAAATATATTTTAAACATTATTTTTATTTGTCTTACAACATTTTTGTTTTCACAAAAAAATGTTGATTCAACAACCTTGAATATACCAGCTAGAGTTGGTAAGTCTATTTTACTTGATTTAAATGAGTTTGATCGACTAAAGAAACAAGAGGAAACTTATATTAATGAAATTTTTCAATTGGAGACGAAAATAACCAAAAACAACGATATAATTTCAATCCTAGAAGAAAAGGACAAAAAAAATAATCAAATAATATCACTAACCGAATCAAAATTTAAATTATTAGATAAGGAAAATAAAAGTTTAAGAAGTGAAATAAAAAAAATTAAGACAAAACATATAATTATAGATATAGTTGGTGGCTCAATTATAGTTGGATTAACATACGCTTTAGTTTTTAAATAAAATGGAAGACCCAATAAAACCAAAATTACAACAAATGGTTTCTAGTTTAACAGCTGGAAATCAAGAAGCTAGAACAAAAGCACTTAAAAGTTTAAGTGAGGAGGATACACATAAAAATCCGGAAGAATATCTTAATGACCCAAAAAATATGGGAGATATTTTAAAATTGGTTAAAAATAAAAAATTATCAGGAACTAGAATAAAACAAAAAATTAAAGAATTTCTTAAAAACCCAGAAGAACTAAGAGAATTTTTAACTTCAATTCTGGAAAAAATAAATAGAAGAAAAGAAAATAAAGAATCGACTGGTGCATCTTCAGCTGGTGCATATTCTGCACCTCTATTTTCTGGTGAAGAACCAAAGAAAGTTGAAGCAAAGGAAGCAACCTCATCATCATCGTCTGGTTCTTATGAAACTCCGGCCGCTTGGGCTAAATCAACTAGTAAGAAAGATTGGAGAGGAAAATCTAAAACACAAATTCCGGGTGGTAAATTCGTCCAGGTTAAAAAAAAATGTAAGAAATTTCCTTATTGTAATCAAGGTGATATTAAAGCCCTTAAAATATTTGAAAACGATACTATTAAAAAAGTAATAAACAATCTTTCAGAAAAAATGGATATTCACGAAGATTTCATAAAAGAAATAATTTACAAAGAAATTGTAAAAAGAAAGAATAAATGATATTTATAATAAAAAAGTAAAGATGAAAAATTTAATTGCAAAAATAACTAACAAAATATTAAACGAGACTCTTGAAGATAAAACAAATGATATTATGGAAAAATTGAAATTCAATAAACCAGGTGAATCATTTGATTATGTTGAGGAAGGTGAAACTTGTGAGCAATGTGGTGGTGAAATGAAAGAAGGTGAAACTTGTGAGCAATGTAGTAAGGAAATGAGTGAAGGTGAAACTTGTGAACAATGTGGTAGTGAAATGAAAGAAGGCGAATGTTCAGAATGTGGAATGAAAGAAGGTGAAGTTCTTGAAAAACTATATGGTGGTCAAAAGAAATTAGATAAAGCAAAACCATTTGGTAAATTAACAAAAGCCGATTTTGATAAATTAAGAAAAGAAGGTGATGAGGCTATTTACGAGTTGGAATTAGACGAAGAAATGGAAGAAAGTAGTGAATTCACTTATGCTGCGAAAATGGCAAAAAAAGAAGGTAAGAAAAGTTTTGATTTGGATGGTAAAAAATTCCCAGTAAAAGAATCTGTATTGTATAATTTGGAGATTGATGGTGAAGAAACTATTTTGTCTGAGTCTGAATTGGATCAGTTAATTATTAGTATCGTTGAAAAAGAACAAAAAAATAACGAATCTTCAGAGGTTAAATACCAATTAGAAGTGGGAGGAAAAGGATTTATTGTAAGTGAGGAAAAACTTTTAGATATTATTGAAAAAGCTGTTTTAAAAGAACAAAACAATATTAGTAAAGGAAAAACACCAAAAGGTCTTGGTGAGTATGAAAGAGCTGTGAAAAAATCCAAAAAAGAAAACGATGATTACTTAAAATCAGTTAAAAAGAAAATGGGTGATTATTTAAAAGACGGTTCTAAAGGTGATTATGAGGAAAACCCAAAACATTTCCCAAAAGGAAACGGACAGTTGGAAAAAATGAAAACAAAAAAATATACAATGTCTGATGATGGTAAAGAATTCTTGGATGACTATATGAGACCAGGAATGGAAAATTTGGTTCCGGATGAAATTGAATATGACGAAAAATGGGTAAAAGATAATATTGAAGGTTCATCAAGAACCGGAAATAACCCGGAGTGGGCAAATGCCGAAGAAACTGATCTTGGTAAAAAATTGAGTAAGAAAATGAAAGATCAGAAATATCGTAAAGCTAAGATGGCCGCATATAGAAAATCAAAACAACCTATAACGGATGGTACTGGCGAAAACTCCGGATCTGGTGTTAATATTAAACTAGAATCAGATTTAGATAAAAGAAGAAATCTTGTTTTAGAAGAGTTTTCAAAAATCCAAAAACTTATTAACTACGATAGAGCGACACAATAATTTACTTATAATTTAACTATGATATTATTCTCCATAGACAATTAATAGTTTATGGAGAATAATTTTTTTAACTATATTACAAAACAAGTAGAAAAAGAGGATGTTGATATTTGGATGAAAATGAATAATATCTATCCAGAAAAAATGGAGTTATACTATGACTTTTGTAATTCATTATACCTTAAAGTAACATCAACATACCTTGGTTTTGAAGGTAAAGACGAAACCAATACAATAATGTCAGAAGAAGATAATATAAATCATTTCAACTGGTGTTGGGACCAATTATTGGAAGATTTCAAAAAAGAAAACATAAGTTTTGAACCGGATGGTGATCATTATGATTATTTCATAACATTTTTTGATGAAATATTTTACAAACAAAAAGAAAAAAAAATAAGAGAATCAATAGATAAGTTTTTTAGAGATGTTTTTGATTTAGAACAATCATTTACACAATCTGATTTAGACCTTATATTGACGATATATAAGAACCTTGATAAAAATATGACCGTTAATATTTACTAAAGGCGAATCATACCATATCTTATAGTTTAATAAACAAATAAAAATTTAAAAATGGAAACTTTAGAAAAAATTAAAACATTGGTTGAGACAATATCAGCAGAATCAACAAAGTTTTTTGAAAAAGGAAACAAATCTGCCGGAACAAGAGCAAGAACCTCAGCACAAGAATTACGAGAATTGTTAAAAACATTTAGAGCTGAAATATTAGAAGCTAAAAAAAATGACTAATATAAATACAATATTTCTTTTTCTATTTATATTTTCTTTGATTGGAGTAATACGACTTTGTTTTAAAACAATAATTTTATTATTACAAAACACTCCACAAAAGTTAAATTTACAAAAGAATGAATTGTTTTTTTATGGGATTTTGATTTCATATATAATAACCTACATTATACAAAAATAAGATGAGTATTTACAAAGAATTTAGTGATTTTTATCCTTATATCCAGTCAATCAGAAAATTAAAAAATTATTTGAGTTTTGATATGAATTTTCCAAAAGAATGGAAATTACCAAAAAAGTTTGTTCCAGAAAATAGTGTTGTTGAAAATGAATCACAAGATCCAAATAAAAGGTTAATCTCTTTTGTTTCAGAATTTGAAGAGGAAAAAATCAATACGATTGCCACAAACATCAAAAATGTTATTAAATACAATAAGGAACTTGAAGAAAAAGAAAGGTTATTCAATTTGAAAGTCAAAGAACTTAAAAATATATTTGAAAAACAAAATTTAACAACACTCAAAGATTTGAAGTTTGATCTTGAAGATAAATTTAAATTGATAGATGATGAGCAAGATAATGACAGACAAGGAGAAGAATCTCCAATGGTTGAAGAATGAGATTGAAGCTGATGAAAAAGAACTTCATAGGGAAAAGATGGAGTTCATATCACAAATTAAAAACCTAAAAAAAGAAGAGATAATCCCAACTGAAAAAGAAAAAATGTCCTTATGGCAAAGAATGAAGAAAGTATTGTTGGGGATTTAGAAAAATTAGCACTAATTACCGATGGAATGCAAAACATTTTTCCAGATGGTGTTGGTGCTATTGTTTTTGAATTAAGACCACACGATTTTTATAGGGTTAAAAATTATTTTAAACAATTAAAAACTGATGGAAGTAGGTTTAAAATTGATATATCGGGTGTTGAGGTAATTTTTATTCTTGAAGGGACTATTGAAGAAAAAATAGAAGATGAACCTATTATTGAAAAAAAATCGTTCTGGTCTCAAATTTTAACAAAATTTAATCGTAAAAGTAAGTCGTAGAGTTTCTATAGAGGGTTGATTTTGAAAAACCCTTCTGCTCCAATGTTGAGTATAAATATCTTTTTTGATCCTTAGTTGTTTCTGGAACCACAATACAATCACTCCTCCTATTTTTATATAAAACATCAGAAAGTATATTTAAAAATCTGTTAGATTCTGGCTCACACTTTAATGAAAATAAGTTATAATTATCGTCTTCCTGAACAACAATTTTATTATTTAGACTTGATATGAATTTTAATCCACCACCTTTGAGGTATTGATTGTAGAATTTTTTAAAACTTATTTTTTTATTTGATTGAAGATCAAAAAGAAATTCCTCAACCTTATAGTCGGAAACTTTTGATAATTTATAATCTGGATCATCAAGTTCTATTTTTAATTGTCTTCCCAGACTATCTTTTTTATAAAAAATTGTAAAATCGTTAGAATCCTTTTCAAGCAACCCAACCTCAAAAAAAACACTTTTACCGTTTTCGACTCTCTTATCAAAAATAACATCGTTGTTCGTTAGACCGGTAAAATATGAATTGGCTCGTTGAAATGTTTTAAATTTCTTTAAAATCTTTTTTCTTTCTTTATTTTTGAATAAAACTATTAGATATTTCATAAAAATATTCCTATAATTAAAAAGTATATTAAAAACATTAGATAAATGAATGGTGAAACATATTACGACATTTTAGGTGTTGCTGAAACCGCGACACAAGACGACATAAAAAAAGCATATAGAACACTTGCAAAAGAAAATCATCCAGATAAAGGTGGAAATGAGGATATTTTTAAAAAGATTTCTGTGGCCTATGATACTATTGGTGATGAACAAAAAAGACAACAATATGATATGGAAAGAAAGAATCCATTTGCCGGTATGGGTGGTGGTTTCGGTTCGTCAATGAGTGATTTATTTAATAGTGTTTTTGGTGCTGGAAGACAACAAAGACAACAACCAAGAACTCACACAACAAATCTTACAATATCTATTGGTGCTGTAGAATCTTTTTTGGGTAAAACTAAAACAATCACATATCAAAGAAAAACAATGTGTGAACCTTGTAATGGTAGTGGGGGTGATAGTCAAACTTGTTCAACCTGCCACGGACAAGGCCAGGTCGTAAGACAAGTCGGATCAAATATGTTTATACAAATGGTTCAAATGCAATGTCCAACCTGTATGGGTTCTGGAAAAATAATGATAAACGCTTGCCATTCCTGTGGTGGTCAAGGAACAAAAGATGAAATTAAAAATGTTGATATTAAATTACCACATGGGGCTGATGACGGTCAGTTTTTAAGATTACAAGGACAAGGTGATTTTAGAAACGGAATTTTTGGTGATTTAATTTTGAGAATACAAGTGGATAAAGAAAATAACTTTGAAAAATTCGGAAACCATTTAGTTTATAATTGTTATTTTACACTTAAAGATCTGGAAAAGGATAGTTTTGAAATCCCACATCCGGACGGATCAATGACAATCAAGTTTCCAAAGAACATTGACACATCAAAACCTTTAAGAGTTAAAGGAAAGGGATTTAGAATTGAAAATGGGGGTGACTTAATGATAAATCAATTTTTGAGATACGAAAGAAATTAGAAAAAAGACATAATATCTTTTACTAACTCTATTCCACCATATATTGATAAAACAAACATTACAATACCAAAACCAATTAAAAAATTTTGTGTTCTTTTAACACCCTTGTCAGTTTTACAAGATTGACACCCTACTTTTGTTGCTTCTTTATTTT